TATTCATGGCAGAAGAGAGGAAATTGAAACGGCTCTAAAGAATATCGGAATGCTGAACGCAGATACTCGCAGCACAATCACAAACTTCATTGACTCATGCAGGGAAAGTATGGGGGATATAAGTGAATATTATAACGATTAATACACTAGCACAAATGACACAAGCACACTTAGAACAACGACTACAAGACCTGCGAGGCAACTTAAAGCTAATGCAAGAACTTTACATCGACTCGGAAACGCCTTACGCATTACTGGCAGAGTTATTTGGCCACATGATTAACCGTGTTAACGAAATTGGCGAGGTTAAAAAGCAACTCGCACCTGGATTGAAACTCGAACGCATCGACAACATTTTCCACGAACCGATCCAGTTTGACATTAAAGAAATTGAAGGCACTTATCCTAATACCGCAAACGCATGAAAGCAAAATTTGACATCTACGACATTATCTCATTCATCGCAGCATTTGCACTAATCACTCTAATCGCAATACTATGAGCGCACACAATCCCAATAAAAGAAGACCCATTCTCAGAGGTAAAACCATCTGGAGAGTGAAAGAGGACAGAGGCGATCAGCTCACTTTGTCTACTAACGGCGGCTTGATTTTGGAAATGTCCGCTCAGAGTTACGAACGCAAAATATTAAACCGATTCAAATAAAAAAAGCCGGGTAGTAGCCCGACTTAATTCAAATAGTAATAACAGTTCAAAAGTAATAACAAATGTTCAAAATAGCAACACAAGACGGTCAAACATTTAAGACCGAGCAAACCAAGCATTTAGCGTCTGCATTCATTTCAGAGGCGGATAAAGCAGTTGAAAGAATAAACGATGATAATTCTGTTAGCAGTTACATTCTCAAAATGGAATTAGATAGACAGGTTTCACTCATTCGCCAACTCGCTAAAGATGTAATGACAAACCCGTCATTAGTTTATGAGGCACTTAACAATGTCGCTAGTGAAATAGAAGAAAATTCGAAACACGCTTAAATAAAAAAAGGAACGGTTGCAGCCGTCCCTAAATCAGAAAATATAAAACTAATATTAAAATCAGAAAAATGGAAAACGATTTACCAAAAGGAGAATTAGAAATTGTCAAAGACGATTCTATTTCAAATACCTACATGAATGAAGGCAGTTTTGAAGCTGCTCAAAGAATGGCAAAGGCTTTAGCGAGTTCAACCTTAGTACCTAAAGACTATCAAGGTAACATCTCAAACACAATGATTGCTTTGGAAATGGCTTCACGAATCAAAGTAAGCCCGATCATGGTCATGCAAAACCTTCACGTTATTCAAGGCAAACCGTCATGGTCAAGTACATTCATTATCGCAGTCATTAATTCAAATGACAAATTCAAAGGCGGATTAAAGTTTGAAATGTCAGGCGAGGGCGAAAAGCGTTCATGTATTGCACATACGCTTGATGTGAATGGAAACAGAATCGAAGGATCAATGGTCAATATTGCTATGGCGGTTGCCGAAGGTTGGATGAGTAAGCCCGGCAGCAAATGGAAAACAATGCCCGAACAAATGCTTCGCTATCGTGCTGCCGCTTTTTTTGGGCGCTTACACTGCCCCGAAATATTAATGGGGATGCAATCACAAGACGAGGTTATTGATACCTACACGCCAAGCAAAACGCTCTTAAACGAAAAGCAAATGGGAGCGGTTATGCAGTCCATTTCAGACGGAAAGATTGACCAAGTGAAAGAGGTTTTAAATACGGTCAATCTTGACGAAACTCAAAAACTTGCTATTGAACAAGAAATTACTAACCAATTAACAATGACGCTCGATGACCCTGCTTAACGAAATCATATCACTTGCTGAACAAGGCACTGACATTTGGGACAAAGTACGACTCGGAAAATTCACCTCATCCGAAATGCACCGCTTAATGACAGACGGGAAAAGACCAATGACCAAAGAAGAAATTGAGTCTATGAAACTAGCGGGGTCAAAAAGCAAAGCAACAACGATAGCTGATGTTAATATCCTAAGTGAGGGCGCAAGAACCTACACACTTGAAAAAGTTGCCGAAGACATTACAGGTGAATCTGCATTCTTTGAAAACTTCGCTACTAAGTGGGGAACGGAACACGAACCGATTGCACGAAATGAATTTGAAAAGCGAATGAACTTAGAAGTTGAGCAAGTCGGTTTTGTTCCTTTCAATGAATATTCAGGCGGCTCTCCTGATGGTGTATTCTACACGGCAGATGGACAAAAAGACGGAATACTTGAAATCAAATGTCCGTACAATTCTGCTAATCACATCGAGCATTTACTTATCCAAGATCAAAACTACTTCAAAGAAAACTTCAAAGAATACTACTGGCAAATGCAATCTAATATGTTATTCACGGGAACATCAAAAGCATGGTTCATATCCTTTGACCCACGAGCAAAAGACCACGCTTTGTTTATGATGCTTTTCCATGCTGACAAATTAGACCACGAATTAATTCAAAAGAAAATTGCAGCTGCGGTCAAACTAAAAAAAGAAATCTTATCACAAATCAATTCTAAAAAATAAAACAATGGCAAACGAAAAAGTCTACGCAAAGGGAATCAGATGTTTCCCGAAGCACGAAAAACAACCTTCATTCGTACTAGGCGCAATGGTAATCACTATCGCAGAACTCAACGACTGGGTCAAGCAAAACGAGCAGTATTTAACCGATTACAACGGGCAGAAGCAGTTGAAGTTTCAGATCCTGCAAGGTGACAAAGGTATTAACTTGGTAGTTGATACCTATAAAAAACAAGAAGCGTTCTAACCATGCAAACCACCATCCACACCCCTAACTCTTCGATGACCTCACAGCAGCTAGCCCGCTTAATCAAGTCGGCGAACTCGCTAGAGGCACGGATAACAGAACTGTTTTCCACAGGAAAGCTAATTCAAATTTCAGCCATTGCGCTCTTTGATTATTTCGGTCACGAGGTCAACGAGAAATCGGTTGCAAGGGCGTTAACGAATCTGTTTAATAAAGGGGTGCTAGTGAAGGGTGACAAGGTGGTGAATAGAAACGGGATAACCGTGACTCAATACCGATTGCCGCAGGGGCAACAACGGTTGATAATATAGTGTGTGTTTAGTGCCCGGTGGCTTATTTGTGTGGGCTGCCGGGTTTTTTTTAAAAAAATAATCTTCTGGGCGGAGTTATAAAACCCATAAAATAATGAATAATTTAAAAACAGAACCAATGGTGAAGTACAGTAACCAAGTTCACAAAACAACAGATTACTTTCTGTTTAAGCCAATAGACGGCAACAGAAACAAAAACCTATTACACATAAACCGTCTTAAAAAATCAATTTCAGAAAATTATTTGTTTACTGTGATAATAGTGAATGAAAATTATGAAATAATTGATGGTCAGCACAGGTTTGAGTGTATTAAAGAATTAGAACTACCATTATACTATATAACCTGTAAAGGATATGGATTAAATGAGGTGCATATTTTAAATCAAAACTCAAAAACATGGAATGCCGATGATTATTTAACAGGCTATTGTAATTTGGGAAATAAAAGCTATTTGCAATACAAAAAATTTAAAGACAAATATAAATTAGGTCACAATGAATGTATGGCAATGCTTACGGGTATAAATACTGGGGGCGGTACTCTTTTTGATGTATTTAAAAATGGGGAATTTAAAATTACACATCTTGAAGAAGCTGAACATAGAGCTGAAAAGATATGGTTGTTTAAAGATATTTATGATGGGTTTCAAAGAAGGGCATTTGTTTACGCTATGCTTTATCTATTTGATAAGCCACAATTTGAGTTTACTGAATTTTTGCAGAAAGTAAAAAATCAACCATCTGCACTAACTGATTGTAATGATAGTAAACAATATATTTCACTTATTGAGGAAATATACAACTATCGCAGACGGGAAAAAGTTAATCTTAGATACTAACTATTTAGTGCCACCATCGGATGTGTCCGGTGGTGGTTTTTAACTTCATAAAACCAACCCCATGAACCACTACGACAATTACTTCGAAACCAAAACCGTTCTCGGCCTCTGTGACAACTACTACACAGGCGTTCGTGATATGATGCCGCTAACCGATCCTGAATGGGATGCGAAACAGGAAGCGTTAAGTAGACTGATACAGCGAAAGCCGAAGAAAGGGCGGGGCGTGGGGAGTAATGTGATGGAGAAATTTTGATTGTTGAAAACTCACCCGCTAATTATTTGCTAGTATCAAAGTAGTTATTTATTATTGCATCGCTGAATAACCTAAAATGATCTATACAAAAACATAATAGACACGCCTCGTTGCGTAGAAGATAATAGTCATTTCCGAAAGGTGGGTTATTCAGCACTTCTACAAAAGCGGGGCGTGTCTCTTGTTATATACCTAAGAACTATGGCATTTACAATTGAAAAGAACATCGTCCCTCAAACTAGGGGTTATGTTAGAAAATTTGAACTACCAAAACAAAAAACCAAAAGGTCTGGCGACAAGCCCGTAAAAAGAAGAAACTCAATTTATCCATTTGGAGATATGGAGATTGGGGATAGCTTTATTATTAGCGATAGATACACTAGGCAGCTTCACCAATTGTATGGTAATGCAGCTAGAAACTTTAAAAACAAATCATCCGACAAGCATTTTTGGAGGTTTTCAGTACGTAAATGGAACGAAAATCAAATTAGAGTTTGGAGGGTTAAGTAATGGCAAAAGACCCCGCAGTTTTATTTTATACATCTGACTTCCTTACAGGAACTATGACGATGACACATGAACAGGTTGGTAAGTATATCCGTCTTTTATGTTTGCAACATCAAAAGAATTTTCTTACAGAAGAAGATATGATAAACATATGTAATTCATATGATAAACATATCTATTCTAAATTTACCCATGCTGACGGAATCTATTTTAATGATAGAATGCGGGAAGAAAAGCTAAAAAGGCTTAATTACTCACAGTCAAGGTCAGGAAACAGGTCAGGAAAGACTAAAGAAAAAATCATATCTTCTACATATGTTCCACATATGGAAGATGTAATTGATATTACTATATTATATAATAGGTACTCGCTTGATTTAAAATGGTTGGCAGATTGTGGTAAATCGCTTTCGATACCCGACTACAAAACCCTAAAACTATTATCTGATTTTAATATCCACTTATCAAGTCTAAAAACCGAAAAGAAAACGGAATCAGAATATATGTCGCACTTTTTGAATTGGGCTAGGATTCGAGTCAACTCAAATCAAAAACCAAATAAGGGTAGTCAAGGTCACATTTCAATAATGGGCAACTAATGGCAAACCACCGCTACATAAAAATAAACGACCTATTTTCGGGCATGGATAAACTATACGAAAAAGGCTTAACCAAAGGCTTGTATTGTGGATTCAATGAACTATATCAACACTATTCTCCAAAGCTAGGCGGTCATACTTTTTGGTTCGGTCATCCGTTTTCAGGTAAAACAGAATTAGCCCTTGATATTCAAATAAACCTATCGAAAACGATGGGGTTAAAACATTTTGTTTATACACCCGAAACAGGAACGCCCGAAGAGATAGCCCTTGAATTAATTTCCAAAGCGGCTTGTGAACCAATATACGATGCTCAATTTGTCCGTAAAATGCCATTAGAAACCTACTACTATTGGAGGGACTGGGTATCGGAACATTTCTATATTGTTGACCCCACAGAAGAGGCCGTTATGTTGAGAGAATTTTATGAAGATGTTGAAACGTGCGAAAAGGAAAACGGTATAAAAATTACTACCACCCTTTGCGACCCGTTCAACGAATTAAAACATGAAATGAATGACAGTAGGCAGGATCTGTATTTAGAGGGTCAATTTGGAGAGGTGCTTCGAAACGCCAAAAAACACAAGCGGCATAATATGCTAATTACCCACACTTCAAGGCAGGACGTTGTAAAGGGTCAAACGGTTGACGGCGGCGAAATATATTACTACCCACCGCCAACGCCTCACCAAGTTTCAGGAGGCTTAGCATGGCATCGAAAAGCTATGAATTTGCTTTCAGTTTGGAGGCCGCCTAAAGGAATTATTTTAAACGGTCAAACCTTTGAAGATAATGAAGCCCACATTACGATTCATAAATTCAAACCAAAAGGAACAGGGCAAAAAGGAACTATAAAACTATTTTATGACACCACAAAAAACGGATACTATGAACTCGAAAACGGACAAAGAAGATACGCAGGAAAGCAGCCCGAAAAACCAACCTACGCCCATAACGGAGCAAGTGATGTTAACTTTTGACTCCATGCGCAAAATAAATAATACCATCAAAGAACACGACCTTTTACTAATGTTTGAAGGTAACGAACAGGTTTTAGATCGGATGATTGCAGTATTTAATTTCTACAATGAATCTTACACCGTTGGGAGTATGATATGCAATCATTATATTAAACAGCGTGAACAGGTATTGATATTAAAGGCTGAAATTCAACAACTAAAGGCCGAAAACGAAAACCTAAAAGCCAACATCAAATGACAGTTAGAGAAAAAACATTCTTTCAATTAGGTGGTGTTGAATACTACATTTCCAAAGTATTACACCTAACCACCGGGCAACTATCGGAGGTGCACTTCGAGCAGGTACATTTCCCCCATCAGCATTTTATCCGAAGCGGTGAACAGTTTCTGGAGCGCACCCGTTCGATATTCACAGGCGAAGTGATTAAAACCACCGATTTACAGAAATTTTATAAAACGCAATATAAAGGGCATCTTGAACATCCACAGTTGAACAAATAAAAATATAATCAAATGGGTAGAGATAAAAAATATAGAATATGTAATATTTGCTGTGAATCATTTACAGGCGCAGGTAATGTGTCGATATGCCCGAATTGTTTTGCGGCTGGGAAAAAGATTAAATGCGCCAATTGCGGAAGAGATTTTACAAGGAAGGCTTATAACGCCGTTTATTGTACTGCAAGGTGTAGGGGAATTGCTCAAACAATAAAAGATAGAGCAATTAAAGAAAAAAGAAAACTAAGCAAGAATTATTATTTTGACATTCTCCAAAGAGATAAATTTAGATGTGTTTACTGTGGGAAAAATCCAATCGATGACGGTGTAAAGCTGGTTATTGACCATGTTTTCCCAAGAAATAAGGGAGGTAAAAGTAATATTTATAATTTAGTTACTTCTTGTCAATTATGTAATTCTGTCAAAGTTGATAAACTTTTTCCGGAAGAATTAATTATAGAGATTTGGAGTAAGGCTTACGACAGGTCTAAAAGTATAAATTATGAAGAAATTGAAAACGATTTTAAGAAAAGATACGGAATATAAGATAAACCTAAATTTAGTGCATTATTCTCGCATACAGCCCACCCGCTACTAAAACAGCCTAAGACACCATGAAGCAGAGAAACGCAGCCACAGCCAAGAAAAACCCCGTTAAACCGAAGCTAATGACCGAAAGCCAATTGCAGTCGATTTGCGTACGGTGGTTCAGGGTGCAATATCAAAATATTGTGATATTTGCGATTCCCAACGCCGCTAAAAGGTCGTTTCGATTGGCGGCAAAGATGAAGGCGGAGGGGATGGTTAGCGGGATTCCTGACTTGTTTATAGCGAAGGCAATTTTGAGGTGCAATTATGGTAAATGTGGAAAAATATATCACGGCCTATTCATCGAACTCAAACGCTCCAAGTCAGAAAAG